TACTCAAACAAATTAAAAGTAGCTTCTATTCTTTGGAAAGAAGTCAGAAATTCAAGAAATGAAAAAATTTATTCAAAGAATCTTTTGACTGAATATGCCGATAAAATAAAAGAGTATTGCAAGTAGGATATTTTTAGCTTGCTAAACTAACAATTCAATAAAAGCTAACACGAAAGCAGTAAATCAAAAAGGTTTGCTGTTTTTTCTTTGCTTAAAAACGGAAAGGAGGACACATGGAAGAAGAAAAAAGAGTAATAAAAGAACCACAACATAAACAGTTAATAATGGATATTGGAAAATCAAAATACACCATAAACCTACATTTCAAGCAAGGTACAGGGGAAACATACAAGGATAAAATACTAAAGCTAATCAAGAGAGAAACAGAGAAGATATAAATTTATCAAAAAAATTTGTTTATGTCCTTGACAAATCTTCCCAAAAGGCTCAGTTTTGACATAAATTTAGTGTAAATAAGTTCCGATTTTAGGCAAAGAAAAAACCTTGAATGACTGTAAAACACAGTGTTTTCAAGGCTTTTGTCTTATGGTGCGCCATGAGGGGCTCGAACCCCCAACCTACTGATTCGTAGTCAGTATTTGTTTATTGATATTTCAACGATGTAGAGTTTTGTACCTCAGTTTGTACTACACTGTCTTGTTGTTGATTATCTTTGCAGCGTGAAGTATATCCTCTTTGTCAGTATGCGTATATATATTTGCCGTAAGGGATATATCAGAATGACCCATCAGCTTTTGAGCCGTCCTTATGTCTACTCCCTTTTTCGCTAAGTTAGTACAATATGTATGTCTAAGGCAGTATTGCACTACATCGCTTGCTAATGGGTATGGTGGAACAAGCTTGTTTCGATATGTTTTACACCCTAGAGCAATGTTTAGCGTTCTTTTAAATACTGTCCAAGCAACACTAGATGTATGCCTTGTAAGTTTGTTTCCCCTTGTTGAGCAACATATATACCCTTGTAAGCCTTTAAATTCGTCATAGAGCCATTTTGGTAACGGTACTGTACGATTTGCACTAGCCGTCTTTGTTCCTCTTATATGGAGCAATGGCACACCATCTAGCACGGATATATCCTCTGCAGTGACATTAAAGGCTTCGGACGGACGGCAACCACAATACAACATTAGTAAATAGCCGTAGTATTTCCGTTTAGTAAGTGCAACCCTTGTTATCAATTCTTGCTCATCTTGTGTTAATGCTCTACGCTTCAAAGTTTTACCCAATGGTTTTTCTAAATGAAGCGTAGGATTCTTATTGATTAAATCAAGAGCCTTTGCCTTGTCGAACAGAAAACGCATTGCCTGATATACCTTTGATATTTGAGAATTAGACTTTCCCTTTTGAGCGTTCATTACTTGTTGACACATTATTTCATTGATTGTTTTTAGAGGATATGCACCAAGTATCGGCAAGATATTGCCTTGAACTGTGTAGGTGAAATCTCGTTTAGTTTTTTCGGAACAGTTGACTTTGTATGTTTCGATACACTGAACGGACCACTCAGCAAGCGTCATAGTCGATTCCGTAAGTATCTTTCCTTGCTCTAGTGCTATTCTCTTTAATTCTCTATTTCTTATAGCTTCAGCTTCCGTTTTGCCGTAAGCATAGTACCTCTTACCATTAAAGGTAAAGGCTTTCTGAATATATTCTTTCCTTGCCATTTTAACTCCCTTTTGGGGAAATAAAATTCCCCTTTGACTAAAAGGGGTCGCAATGATACAATAAAGCTGATACATCCGTTGCGTCATTGCAACCTCAGAGCCCTCTGCACCCTTTTTATTTGTTTTATGCAGAGGGTTCTTTTGTTTTAATAATCACTTTCAAAAGTATTTTTTAAATACTTATTGTAAAACTCTAGTGGCGATTTATGTTTCATAAACCTTTCAAATACGCTTTCAGGAACATCATAGTATATGTGTTCTTCCGTTTCGTCGTATGTCTTTATCACAAGCATTTGACTTTTCTTGTTATATCCTACCAGCTCAAAATATTGAGGTGGAACTACCTCATACATTGAATAGTATTCACCATCTGATTCAACATCATATGTTTTGCCTGTCCAAGTGGCAGGTGCTCTTGATTCTATATAGTTATCATCTATAATCTCTTTTACGGCTATTACAGAAGCTATAACTAGAACAACGAATATTATAGTAAAGATATATTTTGTTATTCTTTGTCTAGCAGCGAACTTGTCGTTATCCATAATATCTCCTTAGAACTTCGCTCTCAATTCTACTACCTTACCCAATATCCTTATAGGTAATTCTTCTATTTCTTGAGGGGAGAATGACCTTGCCGAGTATGACGGATTTAGAGGTATTAAATTGATAAAGCCATTATCGAACCTTTTAAGTTTTTTCATTTCTGCTTCGTCGTGATTCACCATAGCGATTACTATGTCGCCACTCTCTGCAGTACTTTGACAACGCACGATAACTGTATCTCCGTCACTGAATTTCGGCTCCATACAGTCACCTTGAACCCTAAGAGCCATAAGGTCGCCCTTAGATGCCATTTCAGGGGTTACTTCTTCCCAATCCAATATTTCTTCGATTGCTTCCATAGGATACCCTGCATGAACCATACCAAGAACAGGTATTTTCACAGCTTTGACTTCTTTTAACCCTGTGCGTGGTTCTATCAAATCAGACTTTTCTACACCGAAATAATTTGCCATCTTCTCTATGCTATCTATTCGTGGATATGTTTTACCTTTGACCCAATCTGTAAATGTGGTATATTTCACACCCAAAGCTTCGCACATATCATTTCTTGTTTTTCCAGTTAAGTCCATATAGTATTGAATATTTCTAGCCATTATACTTTTGTTTCCTAATTGCGTAGACATATTGTACCTCCTATATTTACGCAGAGTATATGCTATATCCGTAAATTGTGCAAGTATTTTTTTAAATTTTTACGAAAAAACCGTTGACATTACGGTTTAACCGTAGTACAATAAAGCCATAGCAATAAAGATGGATGCTTGAAAGGGGGTGACAAAATGGGAACCTATACTTTAAAGGCGATAAGGGTTATGAGGGGATATACTCAGGAAGAGGCTGCAAGGCTTATAGGGATTAGTCACGACACACTGTCTAACTATGAGAGGGGGAAAAGCTTTCCTGATGTTCCAATCATAAAGAAGATTGAGGAAGTCTATAAAGTAAGCTACAACGACCTTATTTTTTTAGTTTAGAATTACGGTTTAACCGTAGAAAGGAAATACAATGACAAAACAGGATGTAATAAGAGATATCCAAAAGGTGGCTAAAGGTGATGGACTAGTCACGATAACAGAAATATCTCAATGGTGGGGAGCGTCAGTGCAGACTTTAAGCAGAAAGCTAAGACACTTGCCCCACGGATGTAAAAGGTATCTTATTTCCGATGTAGCTGAATACTACATAAATTGTTGCAAGGGGGAAGCAAGATGAAGATTAAATCAGTAATACCACCGACACTCTTTATCTCGGCAGTGCTTACGCTTAACGGCATAGCAACGGCAATAGACACACCTCAAGTGTATCAGCAGACGGAATATAAAGTCGTTAGCAACATACAAATTGATGTAAAGGGAATCTCAAACGAAATGATTGACGATATAGCAACTAGAAGCGGTGTAGACCCTAACATCGTCAAGGCAATCATTGTTGAGGAGTCAGGGGGAAATCCTAACGCAGTAGGAGACAATGGCGAATCAATAGGCTTAATGCAGATTCAACCAAAGCACCACAAGAAAAGGATGGAAGAACTAGGAATCGTCAATTTGTACGACTCACAAGAGAATGTCATTTTGGGATGTGCTATCTTGTCAGACCTATACGACAAGTACGGAAACTACGAGGACGCACTATCAGTCTACAACAGTGGCAACACCGAAGACGGCAAAGCATATGCAGAAAGGATATTGAAAAAATGAAAGGTTATAAAGTTTTTAACGAAGATTGGACTTGCAGAGATTTTAAGTATGAAGTAGGCAAAACCTACGAAATGGAAGAATCCCCTCAGTGTTGTGATAGAGGATTCCACTTTTGCACTAACTTAGCTGATTGCTTTAATTATTACAGTTTTAACACTAACAACAAGGTGGCTGAGGTCGAAGCACTAGGCGAGATTGATAAGGATAACGATGATACAAAACATTGTACTAACAAAATCAAGATTGTTCGTGAGATATCTTGGGAAGAAGTGTTGACACTTTGTAACAGTGGCAATTGTAACAGTGGCAGTTGGAACAGTGGCGATTGGAACAGTGGCAATAGGAACAGTGGCGATTGGAACAGTGGCAATAGGAACAGTGGCAATAGGAACAGTGGCGATTGGAACAGTGGCGATTGTAACAGTGGCAATAGGAACAGTGGCAGTTGGAACAGTGGCAGTTGGAACAGTGGCGATTGGAACATTACATCTTTTTCTAACGGTTGTTTCAACACCGAAGAGCCTAAAATCTATCTATTTGACAAACCATCAGATTGGACTTATAGAGATTGGGCTAATAGCGACGCAAGATACATTTTAAACAATATGCCGACCGATGATATTTGTTGGGTTTATAGCGAAGATATGACGGATGAAGAGAAAGAAAAACATCCTGAGCACGAAACAACAGGTGGCTTCTTGAGAACTCGAAGCAAGTCAAGCGAGCGACAGACCTGGTGGAAGCGTCTTGATGAACATAGGAAAAAAGAGGTCAAGTCCATTCCGAACTTTGACGCAAAGATTTTTAAGGAAATCACAGGTATTGAGGTAGGCGAGGACGAGTAATGGCAGGCACGAAAAAAGACACTCCGAAGAGTGCCCAAACGCAAAAGAATCTTATCATAGAGGAACGCTTATTGTCAATTCTAGGCAGTAAGCCTAAATCAAAAGGCTATCTAGTAGGAATGATAGGAGAAAATGAAAGAACTATAAGGCTTGCTATAAGAAGTCTCAGAGAACAAGGCTATCCGATATGCTCCCTAACACACGGCAAAGGCTATTGGATGGGAAGCAAAGAGGATGTAAGAGCAACAGTAAGCCAGCTAAGGTCGAGAGCGTTTAAGCTACTCAGAGTAGCTAAGGTAATGGAGGGAATAGACCCTAATCAAATAACGATGGAGGAGATAGAATCATGGAACTAAAAATCAACGCAATGGAAACAACAAATGCAATTAACTTTAACTTTGAGGAGTTAAAGAACGAAATCACAACGAAGTCAGAACTATATAAGAATATGGTTTATACAGACGACACAATCAAGACGGCTAAAGAGGACAGAGCGTCTCTTAATAAGTTTATCAAAGCACTAGAGGATAAGAGAAAAGAAGTCAAGAAGCAGTACCTAGAACCATACAACAATTTTGAAAAGCAGGTCAAGGAACTTGTGAGAATCATAAACGAGCCTGTAACACTTATTGGCGAGCAGATAACTGAGTTTGAGGAAAGAGAAAAGGCGACGAAAAGAGAGGAAGTCGAAAGGCTGTTTAATGAAGCAGGGTTCGAGCCTTTTGTAAGGCTAGAACAGATATTTGACCCTAAATGGCTCAATAAATCAGTAAGCCTAAAGTCCATTGCTACCGAACTTAAAAGCATTGAAGAAAGAATCAAAAACGATTTAGCCGTACTGAATGAAATCTCCGAATTTCAGTTTGAAGCTACGGAAACATATAAAGATACACTTGATATATCAAAGGCTATTGCAGAAAAGAATAGGCTTGTAGAAATACAGAAACGCAAGGCTGAGTATGCATCACAAACCGAACAGGATAATCCTGATGTGGAAGAAGTTGTGGCTGATGAACCTACCTTTGCTGAGTGGGGAGAGGAACTAGACGATAGCAAGGAATGGAAAACAATCAAGATGTTAGTTAGCGAAAGCGACATCAAGGAACTTAAATCGTTCTGTGCTATGAGTGGAATTGAGATAGAGGTTCTGTGATGAAAAAGTGGTGCGAGCGATGTGATGAAGCCGTTGAGCCTAGACGAACAACAGACTACGCAAGATACGGAGAGTACACAAAAGAAGAAATTGTTTTGACTTGCCCTTACTGTGGAGCAGAACTTTACGACAACGCAGTCAAGTGTGGATGTGGAGAGTATATGAAAGAGGGCGAGGATATGTGCGAGACTTGTTCAAGCGAAATTGACGAAACCCTCGAAGAAATCGAGGAATGGTTAAGGAATAGAGGGCACGAAAACCCTAAAGAACTAATAGGAGAGAGGTTTGACGAATGGGATTAAAGTTTAGAAAGCTGAGAGCAGACGAGATTGACTGTAGGGCACAGTCAATTACAGAAAAGGGATTGATATTACTACTTTACAAAGACGCAAGGTGCGATATGAACATCCTTGATGAAACAGTAGGTCCTGAAAATTGGCAGAGACACCACGAGGAAATAAAGGACAACCTATTTTGTTCAGTCGGTATCTACTTTGAAAATCGAAAAGATTGGGTGTGGAAGCAGGATGTCGGAACTGAAAGCTTGACCGAGAAAGAAAAAGGGGAAGCGAGCGATAGCTTTAAGAGAGCGTGCTTTAATTGGGGAATCGGTAGAGAACTATACACGGCACCTTTCATATTCATCAGCAAGACCGACTGTAATATCGTGCAGAGGAATGGAAAGTGGCAATGCTTTGATAAATTTATCGTAAACCAAATTAGCTATGACGATAACGGCAAAATTTCCGATTTAAGCATAGTTAATACTAAAAGCAATGTAGTTGTCTATAAGATGGGTAAAGCCGTTCCTAAAGGCAAAAAAACGGCTTCTAAAGAGCCGTTAAACGATGAGCCGATAGACCTATCCGAGGAACTAGCTACACCGACCGAAAAAAAGACATACATTGAACTTTGCAAGGCTATGAACCTTGACGCAACAGAGATTTTAAAAAAGACAGGATGGACAAGTGGACCGATGACAAAGGAACACCACGGCAGAGCCTTAATCATCCTAAGGGATATTGAGAACGGCAAGGAGCAGTAATGAAATCAATCATACAGAGTGAGCGAGAGTGCTTTATCTGTGGGAGCCCTTATGTAGAAGAACATCATATTTTCGGTGGTCCGTATCGAAAAAAGAGTGAGCAGTACGGCTTAAAGGTTTTCCTTTGCCACTGTGACCACAACGAACCACCGAACGGAGTTCATCACAACAAAGCAACAATGCAGTATTTCCACGAACTAGGACAGAAAGCCTTTGAAAAGCACTATCCGGACAAAGATTTTAGAAAGGAGTTTGGGAGAAATTACTTATGAAAATATCAGACATTCAGCTAAGACTTTTATATCAAGTCGACCAAATATCAATCAATCTCCCTAAGGGTCAGCACAGACAAATCCTGGAACTAATCGACGGCATAAAGATTGACACCAACAAGGACTATGACATCATCATCAAGCCTAAGTCAAAACGCAGAAGCCTTGACGCTAACGCGTACTTTTGGACTTTGGTTGGACAGTTAGCAGACAAGACAAGGCAAACGAAAACGGACATATACAGAAAGCTAATATCCGAGGTTGGAGTATTTGAGATAGTGCCGATAAAGGCTGATGTCATAGAGCATTGGGTCAAGGTATGGGAGAAGCACGGCGAGGGGTGGATATGTGAGGACTTGGGCGAATGCAAGAACTTTAAAGGCTATCACAATATCAAAAGCTACTACGGAAGTAGCACCTATAAAACCGATGAAATGTCAAGGCTTATAGATAGTGTGGTGGTTGAGTGCAAAGAGCAAGGAATAGAAACTATGACACCTGCAGAACTAGAGAGGTTAAAGGAACAATGGACGGATGGATAAGGGTACAACGAAGCCTTGTGGAGCATTGGTTGTGGCAAGACGAACCATATTCGTTTGGGCAAGCGTGGATAGACCTTTTATTAACGGCTTCGTGGAAAGACCATAAATCATATTTTCACGGAGAGCTAGAACATAAAAAAGCAGGAACAGTCTACACCTCTAAAAGGTACCTAGCTGATAGGTGGAAATGGAATAGACGCAAACTTGATAAATTTTTAAGTGCGTTAGAGGGTGACAAGATGGTCGAAATAGAAAGTACAAAAAATTGCACCACTATAAACATTGTAAATTACACGATGTATCAAGATATGCGTGCCACGACTGCACCACCATTACACCACGACTGCACCACGACTGCACCACCATTACACCACGACTGCACCACAAATAACAAAGATAACAAAGATAATAAGGGAAATATTAATAATAATATATCGCGTGCGCGCGCGAGACCGACTGTCGAAAAAATTCAAGCCTACTGTGACGAAAGACTTAACGGCATAGACGCACAACAATTCTTTGACTACTACGAAGCCAGAGGCTGGAAGTATGGCACAGGAAAGCCGATGGTCGATTGGAAAGCAGCAGTTAGGACTTGGGAGAGAAACCGAAAGCCGAACAAACAAGATAAGCCTATAAGCTTTATGGACTTGTAAGGGGGAGCGATGAACAGAACAGAGATAAAAGCACTATTGCAGATACTGAGTACGGCATTTCCGACACACTACAAGAAACTGAGTGTAGAGGAGATGAAAGCGCAAGTGAGCCTTTACGAGATGATGTTTGCAGATGACGACGGACAAATAGTGACTGTCGCATTAAAAAACTACATTGCGAAAGAAAAGTACCCACCGACCATCGCAGGACTAAGAGCAGAAATAGACCTAATCACAAAAGGGGGAGACAGTGAAATAACCGAGTTATGGGGAGAACTTGGCAAAGCCGTAAGGCAAGGACTGTACTTTACGCAAGAGGAGTTTGATAAGCTTCCGAATGCTTTGAGGGTATGGCTAAAAGACTTAGGTCAGCTAAAAGAACTAGCTATGCTTCCCCCTGAAACATTCCAAACAGTGACTAGAGGGCAGTTTTTCAAAACGATGTCAGCAGTGGTGGAAAGGGAACAAGCGATAGCGATGTTGCCTGAAGAGGTTAAAGACAAGTTAAAAGGCTTAATGATGTTAGAGGGGCAGTGATATACATTGAGATATAGTTTTGAGGTCGATTTTAGTCGCATAGAGCGACGATAATATACTTAGCGATAGAATTATCGTCCAAAAATAAAAAACGCTTAAAACGGAAATTAAAGCCTTAAACAAGGGGGCGATAAAATTTGTCGAAATACAGAGCAAAGAAAACAGTGATTGACGGAATTAAATTTGATTCACGGAAAGAGGCAAAGCGTTACACCGAACTCAAATTGCTTGAACGCAACGGAGATATTGAAAAATTAACGCTACAGCCGAGGTTCTTGCTGCAAGAGGGGTTCAGAAAGAATGGCAAGGCATATCGCAAGATTGAGTATGTAGCCGACTTTATGTATGAGCAAGACGGAAAGCTAATCATAGAGGATGTCAAGGGGATAAAAACAGATGTTTACAAGCTAAAGCAAAAGTTATTTGAAAAAAAGTATCAAGACCTAACGATAAAGGAGATTTAAAGATGAATAACGTAACACTAATCGGCAGAACGACAAGGGAAGTAGAACTCAGATATACAACATCACAGACGGCAGTAGCTAGATTTTCTCTAGCCGTTGAAAGACCTGTGAAAGATGGCGAGAAGAAAGCTGATTTTCCGAACATCATCGTTTTTGGAAAGCAGGCAGAAAACTGCGAGAAATACCTTGCTAAGGGTCGAAAAGTAGCAGTACAAGGCAGATTACAGACTGGAAGCTATGAGGATAAAGACGGCAAGCGAGTATACACCACAGATGTTATCGCTGAAAGAGTTGAATTTCTAGAGTGGGCAGACAGTCGCACAGAGGAATCGCAGAGCGAACATCAGGAAACTGTAGACGATTTCAAGGCACTAGACGAAGCCGTGCCGTTCTAAACGAGGTGTCGCAATGATTTACTACAGCGAACTGTTTGACTATATCGAGTATGAGACGACCCAACAAGGGGTTGCGGTCGTCTCTACCGAGACGGACGACAGGTACTTTATAGAAAAGTCAAAGACCGATGAGCAAATAAGAAATTTAAAGCCTGAAGTCATAGCCGAAATGGTTGACATAATACCAAATATACTTGTCAAGGAATGTGAGATATGTGGCAGAGAATTTTACTCTCAAACGGCAAGGCAAAATGTGTGTTCGCACGATTGCTTTTTAGAAAGAGCAAGAAGAACGACGAGAAAGGCAACAAGGAAAAAGAACGAAACTAAAAATGAAGCAGAGGAGAGGGCACTTTCGCTTGATGAAAAGATTGCAAAAGCAAGGGCACTAGGAATATCTTACGGCAAGTATGTTGCGATAAAGCAATTGAAGAAAGACAAGGGTAAAAATGGGCATTCCAAGAACGAAGAAACCAAAGAATAGCGATGTAGCTAAGCTAGTAAGAGAACTAAATGTAACTAACAGAGGGGAGAAATAAAGTATGGATATTGAAAAATTTAATGATGAGCCAATGTTTTTAAAGGCACGCGTGAAATTTAAAGATGGATGCAATCACACTATTTATTTAGATGAGGGCGCAATAGCAGAGATTACTCAGAAAAAATGGGATAGTGCGTTCATAGCCTACACAGATTATAAAAACATCTATATCAAGCGAATAGATGATATATGTTCAATAGACATCGAGGTAAAGAAGTCTTTAACAGAGACAGAGTATGAAAAAATGCTAGAGACACTATCAGAAAATAACCTAGAACTATGCGAACTAATCAATGTTCTTACAGATGAGACAGACATAGCCGAAAGCGTAAAGCGTTCGCTAGCGAGGTGTAGCAAATGAAATGCGAACTATGTGGAAAGCGAATCAACGAGTACGGAAAGTACAGTGCAGTAATCGGCAAAAAGGAAGCAAACCTCTGTTGCTGGTGCTACAAGAAAACGCAGAGAAATAACGAGATATTGAAGAATAAAGAGAGGTAAAAAAATGATATTAGCATACGGAATCGTAACAGTATTAGCAGTGATAGTCGGAAGTATTGCAGGACACACATTGACAAAGTATTCTGCAAAGCGAATGGATGAGAGACAATTTAATAGAGCGTTTTTAAAAGCGCTTGAGGAAGTTGCAGAGGACGCCATAAAAGACATAGAGAGGATTAAATTCTACGAGAAAATAAAGGCAGAGCAAGAGAAAGGCTGTTGGGAATCCTACAGAATACAAAAATCCCCAAAAGGATACATTGTTGTTTTGATATGCCCCCACAGAGCAAAAGCTATTGATATACCACAAAGCTTCACGGAGGAGGATTTAAAAGACTTACGCAGACATCTTTTTAACTGTAGATATAAAAAGGAGCAGAAATGAAATTTATTGACTTCTTTAGTGGTGTAGGTGGCTTTACAAGAGGGATGGAACTAGCAGGACATAAATGTATAGGACACTGCGAGTTTGATAAGTACGCAGAAGCAAGCTATCGCTCAATGCATACCATCACGGAAGAGCAAAGAGAATACTTATTAACTCTACCACTAAAGCAAAGACAAAAGGAGATTTTAAAGAATGAATATCTCAATGGAGAATGGTACGCAAATGATGTTCGAAGAGTTATCGCAGACGACATACCAAGAGCAGAATGTTGGTGCTTCGGATTCCCTTGTCAGGACATTAGCATTGCAGGACACCAACACGGATTTAAAGGAAATCGCTCAAGCCTATTTTTCAGAATTACAAACCTTATTGAACAGCTCAAAGAGGAAGATAGACCCAACACCCTTTTCATTGAAAATGTTCGCAATTTACTTTCTGTTAATAGAGGACTCGACTTCGCAAGACTTCTCGTTGAATTGGACAAGATTGGGTACGATGCAGAATGGCAAGTTATTAACTCAAAACACCACGGTGTGCCACAAAACCGAGAGAGAGTGTTCATTATTGGACATTTTAGAGGACGAGGTAGACGAGAAGTATTTCCTATCGAGGGAACAGACGGAGAAAATCGTATTTGCCAAGTAGGGCAATACGCTTTGAATGTGAAGCGAAAAAGTCCGTCAGCTTTTAGGGTTTTTAATGCAAAGGGGATAAGCCCTTGCCTTACAACGAGTGGAGGGGGTGGTCACGAACCACACATAATACAACCTTTTGGCATTGATAAATCCTGTAATAAACCTCGCAAAATAGATATTGCAAATTGTATAATCGCTCGCGAGGATAGTGGAGTTTCTAATCATAAATCAGAGGGAACAGCAGTAGCAATTCCTGTGATAACTCCTGAAAGAGCAAATAAGCGACAAAATGGGCGAAGATTTAAGGAAGATGGCGAGCCCTCTTTTACGCTAACAACACAGGACAAACACGGAGTGGCAATTGATTTAAAAGCAATTTCAAGTAAAACAAGAGGGCAACCTTTTAGATATGGACACGCAGCATGCTTAGACCACAATTGTTATCAAGGCATCGTGACAGCAGGCAATATAAATGCTATTTGGAGCGATAAATATCAGTGTTACCTGGCTATACGAAAACTTACCCCTCGCGAATGCTTTAGGCTTCAAGGATGGACTGATGATTACTTTGAAAAAGCGGAGCAAATTAACTCCAATTCACAATTGTATAAACAAGCTGGAAATGGAGTAACAGTAACAGTGATAAAGCATATAGCAGAAAGGATGTAACGATGACAAATTATGACGCTATAGAGCAATTAACTAAGCTAAAAGGTGTATGCGAGCAGATGGGATGGTCAAATAATGTAAAAGCACTTGAAATGGCGATAAGCACATTAAAAACACCACAATTATGGACATCACCTTTACTACCAAGAGGAGCATACAACAGAAAGCGAGGAACAGATGAACGATTTTAAAAGCAAATTAGGCGACTTATTAGATGAGCTAGGGCGCTGTTGTGCAAGTCAGCACTTTGAAATAGCAGATGATGTTAGAGCAAAGATACATAAGTTGATTGAGGATAAAATCAAGGAGAAATAACGATGAGATTAATAGATGCAGATAAGCTGATAAAAGAAATTGTCAACACACCAACGAGATATGAAGATGATGGGATTGACGCAAGGTGCGGAATTGCACACAGACAAAGTGAAATTTTAGACATCATCGATAAACAGCCCATTGTGGCACAGTGGCATAAACTTATATTTAGACCAACAACCCTTGAGGAAAAAAAATTCGACCCTGATTGGGAAGAGGTTGTCGAAAACTTGCCTGAGTTTGACAAGGATGTGCTTGTAACCAATGGGACAAGCGTATGGGTAGACAGATTTGATATAGACGAGTTCTTGTACCTATCGGAGTCGGGTTATGAAGTTGACGGAGTTATATCATGGATGGAAATACTACCATACAAGGAGAAGTAGCAATGAAACTAAAAATAGAACTAAAGCTAGAGGACAAAACAATATCAGGAAGAGTGTTGGAGCAAGATGAGGATTTACGAGGGGTTGGTGCTTACATAACCACCTTGATAGAAAATGGGGATTTTAAAATTTGTACGAGAAATACACCTCAGCTAACTGACGAAATCTTATTTGTGCGAGGGGAATGTACCAACGAAGATGATGAACTGTTTAAATATACTTTTAATAGCACCGAAACTGCAAAAGATATTTACAAAGACATCGTCAGCCTTGTAAATAAGCTGAATGGTGAATTAGGTGGGGTTGTGGACGAGTGGGGCAGAGCTCTTTTTCTCAACTATAATTGCAATGTAGTATCAAATTTTTTAATCAGACCGTGTGATACAAAAACAGAGCAGAGGAAATCATATGACCATATGAAAATCTATATCAGTGGCAAAATCACAGGAAATAAAGATTATATTATGACGTTTGCAAACGCTGAGGCACTTTTAAAAAAGAAGTTCCCCGGAGCAACCGTCCTAAATCCAGCTGAGGTATTGTTACCTAACTTATGTGATTGGGACGATTACATGGTGATATGTCTAAGACTTTTAGACAAGGCTACACACATTTACATGCTAGATAATTGGGTGCAGTCAAGGGGTGCATGCACTGAGCACTTACATGCACTCGAGAACGATATAAAGGTTTTGTGGTCGGATAATTCGCCATATAGAGGTGCATAATGGGGTTACAAAGTGATTTAAAGCAGATATCCAACCACTATGGCTACACCCATCAAAAGAATATGCTAATCGAGGAAATGGCTGAACTTATACAAGCGTTGAACAAGTTAGAGAGGTATGGTAGAGGCAGTGTTTTTTCAAGAAATGTAATTGAGGAAATAGCTGATGTTGAAATTATGCTAGCACAAGTCAGATACTTACTCAATGTGGAAGATGAGGTTAATGGGATTGTGGTTGAGAAAATCAAAAGACAGATAAATCGAGTGGAGTTAGAAAAGGAGCAGAAATGGGAGAAATAGATGTAACAAAGGTAACGGCAATAGATTACCTTGAGAAACTTATAAAAATTGAAGCTGAGAGACATTGCGAATGGGATGGATGTGATGGATGCAAGTACAGTAATACAGCGTGTGCGACACCTGAAGATATAGAACGTATAGGCGTAGAAGAGAACATAAGAGATGTGATTATGTTTGAGACGACCGACAAATCCGAGATTGATTGGACTAAGGTCGAGAAAGACACCCTAATAGAGGTTAGCAATGACGCCAAAACATGGTATATGCGTTATTTTGCTCTGTATGACGGCAAAAGGGTGTGTGCCTATTTAGATGGGCGTACATCAAAGACAGAAAGCGAAACTCTTGCTTGGAAGTTTGCTAGGATTGCAGATGAGGACTAAATATGGGCAGAATATCAAAAGAGCAACGCAAGAAATATAACGGCTTTGAATGGGGAACCTGGAGCGACAAAGAAGTGGCGAAGATGTTCAGGCAGATGGGTTTCACCGAAGCGAAAATCAATCGCCTAGAGGATAAAACAAACTTTGTAGACGGAGTGCCGTATTGCCACATCGAAACTAAAATCTGCGATAAATTAAGCCTTGAAAGACATCTAGGCAGGGCGATAGAACACGGAATGGAAAGGCACGATTTATTTATTCCACTAGTTTGTCAAAAGCAGTATAAGGACACGATGTGGAAAGCGATATTACCACTTGAACATTTTATAGTTTTGCTCATCCTAGCCGTTGGAAGCGAGCAACAGAAGTCTGATGTACTCAAAGCACTTAAAGACGGTGTAAGACCTGAGGTAGTGAGGAGGAAATAATGCAGAACTATTATAAGTTTGATGTGAAAGCTTATTTGATGGACTACAAGAGGAATAAAGAAGAATACGAGAAGCTGTGCGAAGAATACAAGGATATTCTAACAAGTATGGGGCTTGATTATTCAAAAGAAAGGGTGACGAGTAGCAACATAGCTTCAGAGGTGGAAAATAAAGCCATACAGAGGGAAAGATTCGAGAAACGATTAAAGCCTTATAGGTGGTACTTTAAGGGGATAGCAAAGCTAATAGAGGGCTCAAGTGCAGAGCAAAACTATATCTATGAACTATATATGCACAATATCCCCAATAAAACAAAAGCCGTTCAGGAATATTTCAACCTCAATTATTCCAAAGCCCACAGACTAAAAGAAGCGACACTTGACAGAGTGGAATATATTATCAAATAAAAGAAAAGCCTTGATTATTCAAGGCTTTTTTCTTGATGTATCAAATTAAGAGCTTGAGCATTTTTCCACCATCTTTTAGGGTTCCCCACAGACCACTTTTTATAGGTTCTAATTGAGCCGACATACTCTAGTTAGCAGGGGATATATTCATAGGCCTATAACAAGCCTAGCGAACCACTGACAACAGTTTAAAGGTTTTCGTGCCATCTTATAGGGCGACAAGCAAAACCCTCTTAAAACGCAATTTTAGGCTTCGTGCTTGATTCTGTACTCTAATAAGTCAAGAACATAAGCAGGGGGCACATTGACACCTAACTCCCAATTTTGCAAGGTCCTCAAAGGCACACCGTAAGCCTTGCTAAACTCTTGCTGTGTTAGAGCCCCCCTAAGAGCCTTTACCCTGTCAGTGATTGTTGTATCAGGAAATAAGTCCGCCATCTTTTCAGGTGCCACAACCTCAATAATCGTCTTTGCTTCATCAATTGACAGTGGCTTGATTTTTCCACCATCTTCAAGAAAGAATTCCCCTGTGCGTTTCCTATATAGCTTTGAGCCGTCATATGAGCTTATAAATACGGCTTTGCTTGTATCGTACCTTTTGCCGTTGATTATCATTTAAACCTCCTAAACAAACGATTAAGGGCGATTAATCGCCCTTATAATCCTATTCAATCCCATCAATAAAACCCAATTCTTCAACAATGTCTAGGCAAATTCGATGCCAATCGCTACAAACGACACCGCCCCAATCTTCAGGCTTTCCGTCTGCTGTGCTATAATCACGACATTCTAGACACTCGCCACCATCTGCGCTAGTAAATTGATGAGAGCCCAAACCCTCGTTATAATTATATGTATAGCCGTTATCAGATAAAACTATAGCCATTCTTTTAAAATCTTCATAAGTGTACATATTTCAACCCTCTCTTTACTATAACATTATAATGCGTAATCTACAATCTATTTTATGCAAACAAGGGGGATTATTCCCCCTCTACTACCTTGTCACCTCTTCAAGGAATTCTTCAATCAACAAATAAAGTGCGTCCCTGCGTCTATCCCAATCGCCACGAATTGGCAAAGGCATACCATCGAACCAATCCGTTATTTCTTTGGCTTTCTGCTCATACTTATAGCAGAGTTCACAGCTTGCCACGATGTCACCAAAAGGACGATAGCCCGTTACGATGGCAAAACTTCCAAAGTCGTATACATCGGCGTTCCATCCGTATACACCACTTGTATAAGCTGATGGGCTTATAAGATTCAGTAGGCTCTGCAGTTCGCAATAGTCAACTTTGATTATGTGATTATAAATTCTCTTAGTTTCTTTCATTGTTATCTTCTTCATTTTTACAACCTCTTTTCTTTATTTGATACATCTTTGCATTACACCTTTTCAGTGTTTCGTTGTGCTTATAGTAACACCGATTCGGTGTACTGTCAACACTTTTTTAAAACTTTTTTTAAATATTTTTTAAAAACGGCTCAAAATGCGTAATTTTCAATGAAAAAATTCATCTTAAATGTTTAAAGTATGGTATAATATACTTGTAAGTAATGGAGTTCGTTATTGCGTCCATGATTTCAACCTTTCTAAATTTATATCTAGCGGCGGCAGGCTTGCCGAGATGGTGAGCCTTTTCGTGCGCATAAAAAGAAGGACTAAAAGGGGGAAGTATCGCAAAGGGCGAGCGATACATATAATGCTTCTATCAGTAACCACCTCAATATTTGAGGGATGGCGAACCTAGAGGCATTTTTATTTGACAAGCAAACAGCCTAAGAGGCTAAAGAATCTAATACAATGCTCTATAAGAGCCAAAGACAAAGGATAATGAAAGGGGGTAGCAATGGCAAAATCAAGAGAAAAAGCACTTAAAGAGTCTTATTTAGACAAGCAGGCTAAAACTACCCTAAATACCCTTAAGGGAATAAAAGGGCTAAAGATTAAAACTATATATGATGGCTTGTACATAAGACCTAACTGCGCTAAAGGAATGATTACACCGATTGACGATTGGGTGGGAGTGGACGAAGATGGCAACAGAGTAATGCTATCAGAGGTAAAGAGCGACAAGATAGCAAGACAACCATTTGAACATATAATAAAATCACCTGAGCATTTAATGACTTTATACCTTGCATTCTTAGACTATATAAGAGAAAGCAAATACACCGTATACCCTACTAAAGTTAATTTTGCTCAGCATATAGGAATAAACTATAACACTTTATTTAATTATCTCAGAGACTATAAGTCGGATTTTAAACCGTTATATGATAATATTTTGGCTGATATACTCACGGAGGGAGTAATTGCAGGGGCTTACGACCGTCAAATGACAATGTTTTGTTTGAAAAATTGGTGTGGCTGGGCAGATAATACTAAGATAGAGACCACTACAAAACAAGAGCCAATTAGTAAAGATAAAGCCGATAAGATACTAAAAGAGTACATATTGAGCCTAGATAGTGCAGAATAATGTATAAATGATATGCAATCAACATACATTTTATACAAACATTATGCATTAGTAACGATATTTACGATAGTTATATGCAAAGAGTATGCAAAGATGAATAAAGAATGTAGCAGTGAATCAGTGAATTTTATTAGCGACTTTGTATATTTGATGAATAGAGCCATTTATACATTAAATGAAACCATTGGAATTTCAACATTTGTTTTAAACTATTCCGTAAATCATCATTTACAGAATAGATACTTTTATCATAGATGAGTATATCTATACCCCCTCAGCAGGGTAAAAAGGATATAGAGAACCTCAAAAGAGATAAAGGATAGAGGAGAAAAGAACAAGGTTGGAGAATGGAGAATCAAACCACTATCCCCAATCAGAGCCACTCGTTCTTATAGTACGTATATAGTACTCCTCACCCTCATATCACCTTTTCACAATACATTGTACCCAATTCATACCCACTAGGTTAATATGCCGATGGGTATTTTTTATTATAAAATTTTGGAGAAGTTATGGCAGATAGTAGAGAGATAGTAAAAGCCTTAATACAACACGACTATAAAAGCTATGTTGCCCTAACTAATATGGGGTGGAAGCATAGTAAGTTCCACGATTATTTGTGCGATACTGTTCAAGAGTTTGTTGAGAGGGAAACAGATAAGGCTTATGAGATATTGATAGTAAGCACACCTCCTCAGCACGGAAAGAGTATGACTATAACGGAGACCTTGCCTAGCTGGTACTTGTTAAAGCACCCCATGAAGAGAGTTATTGAAGTAAGTTATAACGAAGACTTCGCTCAAAAGTTCGGCTTAAAAAATAAGAGCAAGATTGAAGAGTTTGGAGATATATTCGGTACAGGAATAAGCAAGGATAAGAATACAGCCAATGAGTTTTGGATGGTCGGCAATGTCGGACAGATGATAAGCAGAGGTGTTACAAGTGGTGTAACAGGCAACCCTGCGGACTTATTTATCATAGACGACCCTATAAAGACTCAGCAAGAAGCTGATTCAGAGACTACTAGAGAACACCTTTGGGATGAATGGCTTTCATCGTATAGAACGAGAGTTGCCCCTAATGGAAAAGTCATAGTGATAATGACAAGATGGCACGAGGACGATTTAGCTGGTCGCCTGATAGAAAACGACCCCAATGTTACGGTGGTTAATCTCCCTTGCGAAGCTGAAGAGTGCGATGTACTAGGTCGTAAAGTTGGTGAAGCACTTTGTCCTGAGATAGGCAGGGGCGATAAGTGGCTTAAAGATTTCAAACTTGGATGCGTGAGCACTAAGGGCTCTAGAACTTGGAATGCACTTTATCAAGGCAGACCTGTAAGTGCTCAAGGAAACCTTTTGCAGAGGGAGTGGTGGAAGTACTATGATACTTTACCTGAACTCAATACTTTAATAATGAGTGTTGACGCTGCGTTTAAGGACGGAAAGGATAATGACTTTGTAGCGATACAGATATGGGGGAAGAAAGATTCCGAGTTTTATTTGGTAGATGCAGTTAAAAAACATTTAGATATGCCTAAGACTGTAAAGGAGATTCTAAGGCTAAAGGGAATGTACCCTACGGTAGATAGAATCTTGATAGAGGATAAAGCCAATGGTACATCGGTTATCCAAGTGTTAAGGAGACAGATACACGGAATCGTGCCTATTACCCCACAAGGTGGTAAGGTGTCGAGAGTAAATGCCGTTAGTGGAGCGATAGAAAGTGGGAATGTATTTTTACCTAAGGGAAAACCTTTTACTGAGGACTTTGTGAACGAGTGCTCAGCATTTCCTAACGGCAAGCACGATGACCAAGTCGACGCTATGAGCCAAGCCTTAAATCGTTTGATTTATTGGAAGAACGGAAAGCCTAGTGTTCCTGCTAGTGATAATAAGCTAATACAGTTTAACCTAGCGAAAAAGAGTGCTTCTAGCGCGATAGGGAAAGGAGAATCAATAAATGTCATATAACCTTATTTATGGTGCACTTTTAATAGTGTGCTTTTTTATTGGTGTATCGGTAGGAGTTCAGCTTCGCCCTGAGAGGTCGAAAATTGAGCCCATACCTACGAAGATAGCGAAGACGCTAGGATATAAGACTAAAGCCGAAAGAAGCTCTGAAAGGGAAAGAGCAAGGCTTGAGCAGTTACTACAAGATATTGATACATATGGAGAGGACTTTTAATGAATTGTGAAAAGATATGGCAGATGTACGAAAAGAATAAACAGTACCTGCAGACCAAAAACTTAGTAAAGAATACTGAGCGAAATTGGAACTTTTATGGCGACAATCAGTGGGTCGGAGTTAAGACTAAGGAAGAACTTCCTATGCTTAATATCATAAAGCCGACAATCAAGTATAAGGTATCTACTGTTTGTCAGCACGCTATGACGGCAAAATTCACCGATATGGGCGACGATAGCACCAATCAGCACATATATGATGTTCTTAATAAGAAGTTTGCTCAGTCGTGGGAAAAAGCGAAGATGAATAGTGCCTTGTGGAAGTGCATTAAGGCTTCTGCGATTCAAGGTGATTCATACCTCTATTGGGGTACGGATTCAACCTTAGACACACCTCAGCTTATCGATAACACGAACATTTTGCTCGGCAACGAGAATACAACAAACATCCAGGAACAGCCTTACATAATGATTATGGAAAGGCTTCCACTAGAGACAGTTAAGAGAATTGCCTTAGAGAATAAGGTTCCTAAGGAAGAAATAGATAAGATAAGGACTGATGCAGAGAGAGAAAGTCAGATTGCGAACCAAGACGAAGTAAGCGACAAGGTTACTTGCGTTATCTACCTATCAAAGGATAAGGACGATGTAATCACTGTTACGAGGGCGACAAAGGAAAGTCTTATTGAACCTACGAGAAGAATTACATCATCCGTAGACGGAAAAGAGTTCGCAGGGTTAACTCTATATCCTATACAGAACTTTGTATGGGAGCCTAGACCTAATAATGCTAGAGGAGTTAGCGAGGTCGCTTCGATGATTCCTAATCAGATAGAACTTAATAAGACCTTAGCTAGACGAGCAGTTACTGTTAAGATTTCTGCGTTCCCTAGAATTGCTTATGACGCAGACGCAGTGGAAAACCCTGATGACCTAAACAAGGTCGGAGCTGCGATTGGAGTAAGGGGAAATGCTCAGCAGTCTATCAATCAGATGATAGGCTATATAAATGCAGCGAATATCTCTAGCGACGCAGATAAACTGTTTGCTGACCTAATCACGCAGACAAGGGAGCTTGCAGGAGCAGGAGATTTTGCCGTGGGCAACATTGACCCTCAGAGGTCAAGTGGCAGTGCTATCATTGCAATCAGAGACCAAGCACAGATTCCACTCAATGAGCAGATAAACACATTCCAACAGACAGTAGAGGATATCGCCCTTATGTGGTTTGATATGTGGCTAGTGTTCGATATTGATAGCTTTACCACTAAGGATGAGCACGGAAACGAGATTAAGATATCTGCAGATGAACTTTTGGACTTTAAGCCGTCGGTAAAAGTCGATGTTTCACAGGATAATCAGTGGACAAAGTTTGCTCAACAGCAAGCTTGCGACGCTTTGCTTGCTCAAGGACAAATAACATTCGAGGAGTACGCAGAATTAATCCCTGATGGAGGAGCAATCAGTAAGGGTAAACTACTTAACCTCATATCTAAAAGAAGCTCAGAAGCGAAAATAGAGCCTCAAATTTCAGAGGATAACGCAGAAAACACACCGATAGAAGATGTTCCTATCGAAAATCACGAAATGATGGCAGAACACGAAGAAATGCCAACAGAGAACACTGAATTAAGGGAAGCGCAATAGGGCGCTTCTTTTTAATTATACAAAAAGGAGTTAAAAACAATGCCAGATTTTGAAACGAATGTAGGCGCAGAAGTGTTGGAAGTCGCCGACCCAACAAGTGGTTCAGAAGATGTAGGCGCAGAAGAACAGGAAGTCGCCGAACCTGTGGTTGATAATGCAGAAACTGAAACAGGAAAAACCGATTCCGATTCAGCATTTGCAGAAATGAGGAGAGAACTTGAAGCACTAAGAAACTCTAACGCAGAGTACGAAAGAGCATTATCAAATTTCTTTCCTGAAGCCGAAGATAAAGCACTAGCAGCAGAAGCCTTTTATCAGAACCGAGAGTATGACGAGTTAGTCGCAGAGAGAGAAGAAGCGAATGTCATTGATGGACTGAAAAGAGAAAACGAGCAGTTAATGCAAGCAGTGCTTGAACAGCAGGCTGAAAAAAGAATGGCAGATGACCTCAAAGAAGTACAGAGCCTTGACCCTACTGTTAAAAGCCTAGAGGACTTGGGAGAATCATACGCAGGATATATCAGCAGTGGACTTACTGCAAGGCAAGCGTATTTTGCTTGCAAAGCTGAAAAGCAGGCAACAACAATCGTTCCACCAAAGGCAACAGGCAAGGTCGAGAGCACAGCTAGTGCACCTAAGGAGTTTTTCACTCAAGAGGAAGTCGAAGCTATGACAAAAGAAGAAGTTAAGAAGAATTATGAGACCATTCGTAAATCAATGACGAGATGGTAGAAAAGGAGTAAAAAATGGCTTATAAGAAGTTTATACCTGAGATTTGGTCAGAGCAGTACAACAGAGAACTAGAAAAGGCACTTGTATTCGCAGAGGACTGTAACAGACAGTACGAGGGCGAAGTTAAGCAGGCAGGTGACACAGTTAGAATTTTGGGAGTAGGTAAGCCTACAATCACAACTACAACAACAGCAACGGATATCACGCTTGCTAATGCTGAGAATGTAACAGACACATCAATCTCAATGAAGATTGACCAGGTCGCTTACTACAATTTCAAGGTAGGCGATATCGACAAGGCTCAGTCTGTTGCAAATGGTCCAATGGACGCTCTTATGTCTGAGAGTGCTTATGGCGTTGCTGATGAAATGGATAAGTACATCGCAAAGCTTGCTAGTGATACAAGGGCAGACAAGCTAGACACCACATCTACACAGATAACAAAGGCTAACATTCTTGGCTATGTTGACAGGGGGCTAAAGAAGCTATACGAGCAGAATGTATCAAACAATAGCAAAATCACCCTTACTGTTCCACCGTGGTTCTATATGCTAATGAAGCAGGCTTATGTAGACCTTGACCAGAACAACTCAACAATGATTGAGAACGGCAAGGTGGGTAGATACGGAAATGTAATCGTAAAGATGAGCAACAATGTTTACAAAACAGGCACTGATTCGCTCATTATGTTAAGAACAGACAAGGCTATTGCATTTGCAAACCCTCTAACTCATGTTGAGCCATACAGACCTGACAATTCGTTCTCTGACGCTGTTAAGGGATTTGTTCTATATGGTGGAACAATCGCAAGACCTAAGGAAATGGTTGTACTCAACTGTAAGGAGTAGTTTAACGGAGGGGCGATTGCCCCTCTTTATTTTGTTTGAGGTGAAATATGACTATAAAAGAACTAAAAAGCAATATTAAAACACTAGGCTTTGAGGAAGATTCAACGATGGACTTATACTCAGAAATAGTGTTAAATGCGATAAATCGAAGTATTGATTGGGTTTATCGCACAGTCGTTGAGCCGTATAAGAACTACTTTGAGGATGTTGTCGAAGTCGATGTGTATGAGCCTAGCCATATAACATCAGATACAGACGATATGGAAGAAATCGATTTGCCTGAAATGGTATGTGGGATTGTTCCATTGATGTCAGCATATTTTATATGGCTAGATGACGACGAGCGAAAAGCGACAATGTATTGGAACAACGCAGACGACCTCAAAACGCAGTTATTGTCGGTAATAATCAAGCCTAGAAAATGTAAATTCGTAGGTGGTTTGGAGATTTAAGATGGGAAAGCTAACAGTATCAAGCAAGCCTAGACTTTCTACGGCTAAATATTCAGGGTTACGAGGAATAGACCTTTCTCATTCTCCGAAAGAGGTTAATCGTAGACATTCCCCTGATATGCTCAATATGATAAGTGATGATGGGGGAAACCCTAGAAAGCGTAAGGGATGGCGATATATGAAGTCATACGAGGGCGAGCGAATCCTGGATATGATAGAGGTAGACGGCTTGCTCTATGTTGCGACAAATAAGAATGTCTATGTGGAGAAGTGGAAGCGTAATGGCTTCAACATCCTAGAGAATGTAAAAACTCTTTATGGTGGTTCGACTTGTGACTTTAACTCAATCAAGTTATTTGCGTTTGATGGTAAATGTTATGCTTGTGGTTTTGGACATATCGACGCAAGCACTTTAACACCTAGTAAGTATGGACTGTCTACTCTTAGTGGACTGTTTGATGGACTGTACCCACAAGGGTATTTCTTCTGCGAAGTGGATAAAATCATAGAGGACTTTATCATCGGTGCAGGCTATCCTAATCACGAAGCTAGAATCAAGATGAACTCAAAGACTGTTCCTGATGTTGCCATATCAAAGAACCTAGATGGTACAGGTGGAAAGAATATAGGAGCAGGAGTGAACCTTTTAGCACCTTATAGACGAGTAACTTATTTGGGCGATGATAAGACAACGGAACTAAGATTGCTCCCCAAAAAGGAGAATGAAGAAACGAGCGAACTGTTCCGTAGGTACTTGATAATTAATGTTGAGTACCTTGACACAGACGGAGCGTGGAAAAAAGCCGAGTATACCACTACTAAGAATGCAACAAAGACACAAGGTTATCTAGCTAACGGAATGTTGGGAGACACTTTCCTTGAATCACCGATAATTAAGATTAAGGCTTATAAACCACCTGTGACAGGTCAGGACAATATCCGAGTGACCTATGTATCTTTCAGCGATGAAAAAGGCAGAGTGGATGACGACGGACAGTGGATAAGCGATAAAAACGGCTATTACAAGGGCTTTTATAACGAGAACTATGCTTTGCTATGCCGTGATGGAAAAATCCGTAATTATGGCTATGCTAACAACGATAGACTGTTCGGAGTATCAGGGAAGAATAAGGTTTACTTTTCGGCAGTAGGTGACGCAACCTATATTCCTGATAACAGCTTTATCAATGTAGCTAACGCAGATTCAATCGTAAATTTGCATCGATACGAGGATAACCTTGTCGTAGTTACAGGAAACACTCAGAACGAATCATCGGTATATTTCATCAGTGGAGCGAAGCTACAAGATGGCAAAGAAACATTCATATTGCGTTCATCTTCCGTAACAACAGGAGCAGTCGCACCTAATACCTTTGCAACACTGATAGATGACCCTATGTTCCTATCGTCAACAGGTTTATATGGTATCTCAAACCACTATATGAGCACTCAGCTAGCGATAAGAAATCGCAGTGTATTTGTCAATAAAGTGCTATGCAAGGAGAAAAACCTAGATAGGGCGATTGGTGTGGCTTGGAACTCCTACTACATACTAGCGTTGCCTAGTGGTAAGTGCTATGTGTTCGATGGTAGGCAGACGACTAGAGACGATAAGAACAGAACAAACTTTGCGTATGAAACCTATGTGATTGACAATATCCCTGTAAATGTATTTTGCGTAAGCAATGATATGCTCTTATTCGGTAGTGGAGACAACATTTGTTGTTTTTCTACTGACTATGAAAATGACGGAGCATACAGAGATGGAGCAAAACAAGGATATGGAGTTTTGTATGATGGTGAACCAGTCAAGGCTCATTGGACTACACCTGTTGACTATGACGGCAACGAAACAGTATATAAGACCCTGCAGAAGCGAGGGAATGTTTTGTTGCTAGATGTTGCTGATTCAGAGGTAGGTATTTACTTTATCGTAGATGGCAAGGGGAAACAGTTAATAATGACAACAAGTTCAGAGCAGACAGACATTCACATTAAGAAGAAAGAAAAGAAGTATAGGCACTTACAGATAAGGTTAGAGAGCGAAGACGCAAGACCTTTCAGTATTATCAGCCTAGCAAAAACATATTCAGTAGGAAATTTTTCCAAGTAGGAGGTAAATATGGCACTAGCAGGAAACCCATATGCAACCCTAAAGGAAGCATATTTGCAGAGCATACAGAAAGCAAAAGACGCAGACACTGCGTTGCTAGAGCAGAAGCACAATCAGGAAGTCGAAAAGGCTAATAAGAACTATGAAGCTTCGGCTAGAGACGCTTATGTAAACTATCAAAAGAACAGTCTTGAACTACCTGAGCACTTGTCGGCACAAGGAATCACAGGTGGAGCAAGCGAGACGGCAAAGGTTAATTTGCAGACGGCTTATGCAGACGCACTAGCTAAAGGTAATTCAGCGAGAGAGGGAGCATTAACAGACCTTAACAATGCTTATATGAATAGCTTAAAGTCACTTGCTAATCAGTATTTGAAACAGCAGAGCGACGCAATAGCAGACTATGACGCAAAGATTGCGGCTTGGGATGAAGCAAAGCAAGCAGAGATAGAAGCACAACAGGCAGCTGCTGCTAGAAGTTACGGATATGGTGGTTACGGTCGTAGCTATGGTGGTGGACGCAGTTATGGTGGAGGAAGTGCAAGCGACTATTCCGACTATGCAGATGAGGGAGTTACTTATGTAGAAGACCCTACACCTAGAGTGACAAAAGCAGTGAATGCAGTGGCTAATCTATTTAAGCAGAAAAAAGACCCTGATTCGTTCTTAATCGCAAGAGGACAGAGAAAGGAGCCCCCCACGCAAACGAAAAAGGTAGTCCCAACATATCCTAGTGGAGCAATCTCAATGAACTATGTAAACCGAGGTTTTCAGTCGTTTGCTCCATCTAAACCATCACCTAAGAAGAAAAAAGGTAAGAGGTAGTCAAAATGGCTAAAAGGCTAAATGTAATAAGTGTAGCAGACCAAAGAAAAGCTAGGGAAGAAAGCAACGCGAAACTAGATGAAGCATATAAGAAGCAAGTCAAGATGAATGATACTGCAGGTGGTCGTTTTATGCTTGGAGCAACAGAGGGATTGACACACGCGTTGTTTCCTGCTCCGTATCGTTTGAAATCAATTAGTGATAGCACTAGAGAGACAGGCTCATTTAAAGCAGGTGACATCGGTGGTAATGCACTAGGCTATTTTCTTGAAGGAGCACTAAGCGCGGGTGTGGGAGCAACAGGAGCAATCACTAACGCAGTTACTAAAAGTGGCTTAGGTCAAGCATTAACTAGGAAGCTAGCGACTAATAGATTCATTCAAAATGGAGCGAGAAAAAGTCTAGGGAAGCTAGGAATGGTGGCAACCGATAAGGCAGTAAATAGCCTTGCTACAAAGACGGCAGAGGGTGTTACAAGGCAGTTAGCAAAGGAAATAGCAGTTGATACCCCTTTAGGCTTTTATAACTCACAAGGCTCTATTTTGAGTGATGGACACAAGTTCGGTAGTAAGGACTATTGGAAGCAAGTAGGACTGAATACGGCACTTGATGTAGGGCTTGGCTCAGCATCTGACCTTGCACCTGCTTTTCTAAGAGGACTAAGGACCCCAAAGACTACACCGCATTTACCTACGGCAATGATTGACCCTAAGACAGTTAATGTTGGTGGAGTGGATAGAGTTATTACAAAGGCAGTAAGGAATAAGCCTGCAACAGTAACAAACCCTGAAGCACTAGCCGACGCAATCAAGCTAGAACGAGCAAAATTGCCTAAGGCGATAGAAACAGTTGATGTGATTCACACGGATATTCCGAAGCGAGTAGATGTTCCATTAAACACTATTGAAGCACCAAAGCTAAAGAGTGTTGACTCACCTATTTTAAACACTATTGAAACACCAAAGCTGAAAAACATTTCTGAATCAGTTGACGCACCGATAAGGAATCTTGAGCCTATTGGAGTAGCGACAAGGACAGAACAACATCTTGGTACTTTTGGAACTAAGGAATCCAAAGGACTAATGACAGTGCGTTCTAACGCAAGCGAGGGAACTCAAACAGCTATTGATAATAGGCACGCAAGCACGATGGACTTTATGTCTGATACAACACGCAATCAAGACGCTCTAAAACAAGCTACGGCAGAGATTGGAAGCGATATTGATGGAACACTCAACCACTTCAAAATGTCCGTGGAAACAGGGCAAACAAACAGTGATACGATGGTTCGTGGAGTAGCACTCTTTAACAAGCTTGAGGAACTAGGCAGACACGAGGAAGCTTCAATCGTATCTGGCGAGGTAGTATCGCTAGCGAGCGAGTATGCTAGAGGATTGCAGACAATGAGGTGGTTTAATCAAATATCCCCTGAGGGTCGTGTTGTTGCCGTAAAGCGAAATGTCGATAGGCTTAATAAACAATTTGCAAATACTTTGAGCAAAAAGGGAATTACAGTTAGTGTTCCTGATGAACTGTTTAACAAGCTGAGAAAAGCAAGTGGAGCAAAGGAAATCGCTGAGGTTAAGAACGAGATAGGCAAGACAATGTGGAATCAGATTCCACCTACCTTAACCGATGAACTCAGCGCTTGGAGATACCTTTCAATGCTAAGCAGTCCTAGAACGCATGTACGAAACCTTATCGGTAACTGTATCTTTACACCTCTAAGAATGGTAAGAGATAAGGTGGAAGCTACTCTGCAGAGCAATCTAGTTAAGCAAGCAGATAGGACAAAGGCTTTTCATGTGGGAAGAACAGGTGAAGATGGAGCATTAAGGGCATTAGCAAGCAAGGCTTATGAAGAGGACCGATACATCATTGAGGGAATGGAAAAGTATAGGGAGATTCACAGACACCCTGACGCCATCCAGTCAAAACTTAAGGTCGTTGATAAGCTGTCTAAATGGAACGCACACGCACTAAACCTAGAGGACTTATGGTTCAGTAAACCTGCATATAATAATAGCTTTGCAGGGTTCCTAAAGGCTAAAGGGTATAAGGCTAACAATGTTCCTGATGAGGTTTTCAAGCAAGCTAAAGAATATGCAATGAACGAAAGCTTGGAATCAACATTCCGTAATGCTAATGCTTTATCTGACTTTGTAATGAAGATGAAAAGATATGCGAATGTACCAATAAGCGATATCCCACAAGATGTCGCAGGTGGCAGAGTGCTGAACAAGGCAAGCAGTATGTTTGTTGACGCAGTATTCCCATTTGTAAAGACACCTAGTAATGTACTAATGCAAGCGACAAAGTTTTCGCCTGTTGGACTAATGCGAGGGGTTAAGCAGATGGTAAAGTCAGAGAACCCTGCTCAGTTTATAAAAGGACTGAACAACCTAACATCAGGAATGACAGGTACAGGAATAATGGCTCTAGGCTATTATATGGGAACCGAGGGTTTAGCAACAGGCAAAATAGATTCATCGTCCGAGGGGAAATTCCGAAAGATGATGGGAGAACAGTCATACTCAGTAAACATAGGTGGCAGAGATTTTAACTTCACGATGGATTGGGCAGCGCCTGCTTGTATTCCATTCTTTATTGGAGTAGAACTAGCTAATGGCAAAGAGGGCGACGGAACATTTGGACGAGTGCTAGATGCATTTACTCAGATGTCAGACCCTGTGTTCTCTATGTCTATGCTACAAGGTGTAGGACAAGCCTTTGAATCCTCTAGGGGAAATCAAGAGATTAACCCTATATACAGAATCATAGGCAATTCAAGCGAGAGTTATTTGTCGCAGTATATACCTACACTGTTTGGGCAGATTGCAAGGATAACGGCTTCCGAGGACCTTGATGTAACACCAACGGCAAAGAGCGCAACAGAGAGAGAGATTCAAAACTTCCTATTCCGTATGGCAAGCAAGATACCAGGACTTAACGAAATGGTATTGCAACCTAAGGTTGACGCATTTGGCAAAACGGACAGGAAAGAAAACCTATCTGATTATGCTTTATCAATAGCACAGAATATGTTACTACCTGGAAGCCTAAAGGCACGCAGAAACGATTCAACGACAGATGAATTAGAATCGCTATTGCGTTCTGTTGATGGAACAAACGCAAGCAAGTTATTGCCAGACAAGAAACCTGACTTCGATATTAAATTCGGCAAAGATGAAATGCGTATGTCTGTGGAGGAGTTGGCTTCATATAGAAAGGCTAGAGGTTCAGAGGTTCAAAACGGCTTGCAGAATCTGTTCAACAGTAGCGAGTATAGAAGAATGTCTGATGATGACAAAGTAAAGGCTATAAGCGATGTATATCGCAAAGCTGAGCGAAGCGCAAAAGATGAGTTTTTGCTTGGCAGAGGATATAGCAAAGGCGATATAGAGTTTTCAAAGCTTAATAAGACAGTACAGTTAAAGTACAATCCTAGTGTTCAGTCAAAGGAAAGCTTTGTACTTGCCTATAATTCGCAAAAGGACCACAAGTCTAAGATGGCGAAAACAATGTCAGCAGTACAATCAGGAGTTAGCTATAAGGATATCAACGGTGTAATGACAGTAGATAAGAACACATACGGCAAGGCAGTATATGCGACTAGAGTTGGACTTACAACAAGTGACCTAGAAGCAGTTAAGGGCAGTGCCGACTATGACGGAAACGGAAGCCTTAAAAAAGCTGAACTTATATCGTATCTAAACAACAGTCAGTATACAAGGGAGCAGAAAAGGGTTCTCTTCGATATGCTATCGGCACGCAGTACAAAGTACAATCCTTATAGATAGGGGGATATATGAAAGAGTTTAATTTTAATGTAAAAGATAGGACACTTACCTTAAATGGTGGTGGCAAGTTTATAGGGCATAACGGCGATTATATCGCCGTTTTTTCTTTTGACGATGAATGGAACGGCAAGTCCAAAATCGCGAGATTTAAGAAAGATAAGTTTTTCCGTGATGTCGCTATCAATGACGACAAGTGCTTGATTCCGTCAGATATGCTCAAGAAAGGCAGAATCAAAATCGGAGTATACACCGATGAGATGAAGTCCGAGCCTTTGATGATAGAGGTTGTAGAAAGTATCTTTGATGGGAAGTCTCAAAGTGCGTCAGCAAGTAAAGATAGCACACTAGGAACAGTCGTAGTAAAGCTAATGGACAAGGTAGACGGCTTGTCACCAATTCCTGATTCAGTTTTAACCACTCTATTAGACTAAGGGGGATATATGCAGTATTTAGACAAAAACGGACTAATAAAGTTATGGGAAAAAATCAAAGAAAAGTTCGAGACTAAGGCTAGTGCAGAACAGACAAAAACGAGGGTTTCTTCTGCAGAGGGCACTGTTAATCAGCTATCAAGTAGTGTTAGGAGTGTTCAGATAGCCGTTACAGAACTAAAAAACGCAAAGCAACCAAAACTATATATCGCATATTCTAGTTCTAGCAATGGAACAGGAATGACGCTCACACCTAGAGCAGATTCAAGCTATATAGGATTTTGCACATCAACAGACGATAACGCACCTATGAATCCTAATAGCTATAAATGGGCGCTATTCAAAGGACAAGGGGGCAGTGGTGGTTCATCCGTGTATACTTGGGTCGCTTATGCGAGTGATAATGGCGGAACAGACTTTTCGCACACCTACAACGGAGATGTCCACGATTGGATAGGGCTAGGACTAAACAAGCCGTCGCTAACGGCTTCTAACGACTATCACGACTACGAGTGGCACTGTATCACAGACCCTAACGCAACAACCAAACTCAATCAGCTAGAGACTAGCCTTTCGTCACTAAGCACTACGATACAGTCAGTGCAGACAAATACAGAATCAATGCTAACCGATATTTACGGACAAGTAGAGCACTTGCCTGAAAGGATTGATGAGCTCAAAGGCAGACTTGATGTCGTAAAGGACTACATCATTGAGCAAGGCGAGATTGATGGATGGCAGTACACTAAATGGGCAAAAGGCACTCTTGAAATGCTTATGTCAAAGGAGATTGACTCAGGGGGATGGACTGATGCCGTATGGAACAACATGGCATTTAGCCGAAAAGTGTTTGGCTATCCATTGACAATCAAACCTGTAAAAACACCTGTTGTTGTTGCTTCGGTACAAATTGGTACAGGGTATTCTCTAGGAGCACAGACTACTCATATTAAGTCAGGCAATCAGTTTACAGGCATACAGATAACCTCTGCAGGAAGTCAAGGAGCAAGCACGGCTGAAGTTAAAAACTTACAGATATATGTTATCGGCAAGTGGAAATAGAGGTGCATATGGGAGAACTCACAAGGGAAGAATGGCTAGAACGCAAGAATGCTATTGACATCAAGATACAGTGCCACGATGATGAAATCAAAAGATTGAACACTCGATTGATAATTGTTGAGGACATGACAAAAGAGATACAGAAAATCAACACCAACATAGAGCTCATGATACAAAAAATGGATATGCACCACAAGGAACTAGAAGAGCAACAGGAAAAGATGGAGCGACTAGAACAACTACCAGCTACACGCTGGAACTCGCTAGTCAGCATGATTCTTGCAGCTATCGTTGGTGGTGTAATCACTTATTTTTTTAAAAGAATTTAGTTAGCTTAGGGCGATTAAGTCGCCCTTTTGATTTATTTCAAGGAGGTAGAAAAATGAATCTTGAATTTTTAACAAATCTTTACATCCCACTAGTTATCGCAGTTTGTTTAACTGTAGGTTACTTAATGAAGAAATTCCTACCAACAGACAACAAGTACATACCACTCACAGTCACAGTGCTAGGAGCGATACTAGGTTGTATTGACGCTCACGCAGTCACACTAGTGGCTATTGCTAGTGGTATGATTAGTGGACTTGCAAGCACAGGATTACATCAGATTTTTAAACAAATTTTAAAATTAGACGATACAGAGAAGAAAGTCGAGGACTAGACTATGGCATATCAATTTATAGAGGACTTTGACAGTCCTAACTATGGCAAATACTTTGTCGGAGAAACAAATCAGAATCATCCTGAGGAGATTATCATACATTGGTGGGGAGACTACGGACAAGCCTTTATGACGCCAGTTAATTGGCTATGCAATCCTAAAAGTGGAGCATCGGCTCATCTAGTAGCTGAGGCTGGTAGAGTTGCTTGTATCGTTAGTTATCCTAATGTTGCTTGGCACACTGGAGTGATGGAAGAGAACGCAAGGTCAATCGGCATTGAGTGTCGCCCTGAGTGTCGCCCAGCTGACTTTGAGACGGTAGCAGAACTTATCGCTGATATATGGCGATTCTACGGTCGCAAATTGCCACTTAGAGGGCATTGCGATATAAAGCCTACTCAGTGCCCTGGAAGATGGTATGCAAGGCTAGACGAACTATATCGCAGAGCAGAATATTACTACAATGGTGGTGGCGCTCAGCCTATACCTGAGAAGAAAACTATTCCATCAGATGTGACTATCACTAGATATGCTGGAGCAGATAGGTACAAGACGGCTGACCTAATCGCTGAATCACATCTAAAACCTAATAAGGTTGTTGTCAGTGGCAAGGGCTTTGCAGATGGCTTGAGTGCTGGCTATCTTGCATACACTAAAAATGCTAATCTAGTATATGACGAGTGCAAGGGTACTAATGGACTTGAGACAACCGTTGTCGGTGGCGATGTAAAGATTAATGGTGCTGGAGTAAAGGTGCTCAGTGGTGCTGATAGATACGCAACAAATCTTGAGGTGCTCAAGGAGTGTATCAAGGGGGCTAAAAAGCTAATCATCACAAGTGGTAAGGACTGGGCAGATGGTGTGTCTGTATCGACAGTGCGTTATCCGGTTATGATGGTGGGGGACTACCTCACAATCAAGCAAGCGTCATTTTTGGACAAGCAGTCTGACCTTGAGTATGTTATACTAGGTGGCGATAGCGTAGTGTCAAAGGATATTGAGCGACAGCTTGCAGACATCGGCAAGGTGACAAGGCTTGATGGGTTAGATAGGTACGAGACATCAACAAAGATAGCTGACCTATTCTACCCTAACGCAGATACTGTAATTTTAGTTAATGCGTGGGCTGATGGACTAGTGGCAAGCAATCTAGGTGACTATCCTGTATTGCTAGTCAATAAGTATACAAACGAATCGGCTAAGGCTTATATCAAAAAGCACGGAATCAAAAAGGCTTTCGTTCTAGGCGATATATCCGACGATATACTAGCCGACATATTTAACTAACCTTAAAAGGAGATAAAAAATGAAACATGAAGAATTTATGAAACTATGTGCGAGGAAAGTCGCAGAATACGAGAACAAGAGAGATGATGTTGATGTAGAAATTGACCGTGACGATGTGTTTTGTGTATGGTCGTGTAAGACATTGCAAAATAGCAAATGCTTAATGTCGGCACCACACAAAGGGGCGAAGTATTATGAGTTCACGCACAACGGAGATAGGCACGAAATATACATGGATGTGTACAGTAAGGATATTAACATCCCTCTTGCAGAGGATGGAACCACAATCACAGAACGAATAAAATAATCAAAGGGGGGATAATCCCCCTTTTTTATTTTTTTGTACCTCACTTTGTACCTCACCAAAAGTTTCAAAAAGGTTCAGTTTTGACATAAAATTTGCGTAGACAAGTTCCGATTTTAGGCAAAGAAAAAACCTTGAATGACTGTAAAACACAGTGTTTTCAAGGCTTTTGTCTTATGGTGCGCCATGAGGGGCTCGAACCCCCAACCTACTGATTCGTAGTCAGGCACTCTATCCAATTGAGCTAATGGCGCATGTAAGTAATAATGCTTACCTAAAGTATTATATTAAAAATTAGGGGCTTTGTAAAGCAGAATCTTTATAAGCCTGGCAAGTAGCGGTGCACCTGACTCTTAATCAGGGTGCCCAGGGTTGATAGGGTGAGTTCAAGGAAAAACTATAACAAAGAAAAATAAAAAGCGACCCAGTAGCCTGCTAGCAATATAGATGCTAAGCTTGCCGGGTCGCCCTAAATGTCTTTTAATGAGAGCTGGTGACGTCACAAGCTCTCATTAGCTTAGATATGGCGTACCAGTCTAAATA